CGCCACAGCCACTCCTCCACTTCCATCCTGGTAAACACCGGCAGGCCACAGGCCTTGGCTTCGGCAACCTCTGCGGCCGTACCGGAAGACCTCTCCCAGCCGTCAACGAGTGCCACGGCATCGCACCGACGGAGTAGCTCGAGACCCCCGCTCAGCCACATATCGTCCGGCAGCACGCCCTCGTAGTAGCGCGTCATCGCGTGCGGGCATACCGCGACAGCGCCTAGCCTCCAGACCTCGAGCGCCACCGCCTCCGCCCTGCGGATGTTCTGCTCAACCTCCCAGGCATTCGCGGCCCGGTATGGCCCGGCAACGTAGACGACCTTCACTGGAACAGCTCCCGCTGAGCGTCAATCGCCTCGCAATTCTTCGCGGCTTGCTTGAAGTAGGCGTCCTTCAGCTCGACACCGACGAAGCGCCGACGGAGCTTCAGCGCACCGACACCCTCAGACCCGATCCCAGCGAAAGGGGACAGCACCGTGTCGCCCTCGTTGCTCCAGAGCCGGACACACCGCGAGATGATGTCGAGCGGTAGCGGGCAGATGTGCTTCTCGTCGGCAGGATTGCGAGGGCCGGCCTGGACTACGTCCGTCTCGCGGGTATCCATCCACACAGGCGAGGCGTACTCCTGCCAGTCGTCCAGCGGGAACGACTCGTGGGTGTGGGTGACGGGTCGTGCCTCGTCGCCCTCTTTCGCCCACTTCCTGAATACCAGGATGTACTCGGCTAGCCCCTGACGGGAGAAGCTCGAATCCTTCCGGAGCTGTTTGTAGAGCAGCCCGTGCGCCTTCGTCTTCGTCATCTCGCGAACCGGGCAGCGCCAAATCGTGATCCGGGAATGAAAGTCGAGCCCGTGCGCTGTGTGGCACCGGATCAGGTCCCCAGGGAAGTCCCGCAGGCCCGCCGTGCCGCGCTGGTTCTTGTAGTAGACGAGATCCTTGGCATGGACCGCGATGCACCGCCCCGGTCGCAACATCCGCGTCAGCTCGGCCGCGAAGTAGGAGTAGTGCTCGAAGAACTCTTCGTCGCTCGACGAGTTGCCCATGTCGGCGACGGAGTCGTTGTAGATGTAGAGCCCCGAGAACGGCGGAGAGAACACAGCGAAGTCGATCGACTCAGACGGTAGCTGCCGGGCGACGTCGACGCAGTCACCCAGGTATAGCGCGTACTTCTCTCCGTGAGCCTCGCCCAGGCATTTCACGCATCCATCCATGCCGGCAGCCTCCCCTCGTAGGTCGGTTCGTACTTCGCCATGAGCTTCTCGTCGGCTCCAATGCTCCGGCGCATCGCCGCCACCATCTCGCCTTTCATCTGTTCGTGATCTTGTCCCTTGCGGTCCAGCACCCGCGAGATCGACTCCTCGCCGTCCGCGACGACGATGTGGGCCACCACGGGCCTCTTCTGTCCGAACCGCCAGCAGCGCCGGACGGCCTGATACCAGGCTTCGTATGAGAAGGTTCGCCCGGCGAACACCATCTGGGCGCAGTGCTGCCAGTTGAGACCATGGCCGGCGATGCTCGGCTTCGTGACAATCACACGCGCGAGTCCCATCCGGAAAGCCTCGAGGCGTGACTCCTTCACCTCCGTCAGATCCGACCCCCGCACCTCAACCGTGTCACCGTTCATGCGGCGCTTGATCTCGTCGGCCTCGAAGTTAGTGTCGCACCAGACCACCCACGTCCCGCCGTCGTTCACCAACCCCTCGACCACATCGGCTCGCGCCTGCACCGTCCGTCGCTTGAGCGCGAACATCTCCGTTGCGCTCACGCCAGTCCGAATCTCAAAGGGATCGGGCGCAGGCCCCATCACCGGCCGATGACGCACGATGTCCAGCTTCGGCAGCACGTACTCGGTGACCGTGTCGCCCAGGTCTTCCGGCCGCTCTGCCATCCGCGCCCAAGTACTGAGCCAGTCCCAGAACGCCTGACGGCCGTGACCCTTGAGGCGGTAGCGGCCCATCTCGGTCTGATCGCTCAGGAACCACCGCGCCAGCATCTCGTTGGAGGCCATTACTCCGAGGAACTCCGCGTGCTGGCCCAGCTCCATGTGATCGTTCGGCGCGGGAGTCGCGGTTGCCGCCATGCGCCAGCGATGCCCCGCAAAGGCCGCGATCAGCGCCCGGCACGTCTTGCCCGTAAAGCTCTTGAGGATTGACGACTCGTCGAGCGCGACCACCCCGAACCTGTCAGCGTCGAGCTTCTCGAGCCGGTCATAGTTACAGATGTTGATACCTGAGCCTGCGTCCTCCTGCTCGCGGATCACCCGCACGTCGTAGCCCCAGCGCTTCCCCTCCGCCTCGATCTGCCGGGCTACCGCTAGCGGCGTCAAGATCAGCGCCCACCCGTTGCTCGCCAGCCGGGCCTGTTCCGCCCACTCGAGCTCTACCGCCGTCTTGCCAAGGCCGGTGTCGAGGAAGCACGCCCACGACCCGGCGCGCATCCCGAAGTCGACGCAGTCCCGTTGGAACGGGAACAGGTGGCCGGCGAGATCTGGACATTCCGGCAGCCCTCGAAGGATCGCCTTCGGAGCCTTCCCCGCGAGGAACGCCGCGTAGTCGCTCACTGGCCACCTCCCGTTCTCCGCTCGTGATAGCGCTCCCAAGCCGCATCGCGCCTCGCCAGCTCTCGCTGGGCCACCTGCAGCTTGCGGAGCAGCCAGAAGCCCCACGCCAGGGCCAGGAGCAGCGCGGCTAGCGTCACCGCCCCACCTGCCCCGGGTCGGGAATGTTGAGCCCCTGAGTGGCCGCCCAGGCCCTGACACGCTCGCAATAGTTCGAGAACTCGTCGGTCGTGTACTCGGCCGTGGAGCGCGGCACAAGCATCTCTTGGCCGAGATGCGAATCCGCCGCAGGTCCTAGGGTCAGAAACGACTTGGGCCCGTGCAGCACCTTCATGGCCTCGTGGATCTCGTCGACCGTATGCCCCGACCAGTCCGCGATCAAGGGATAGATCGCCCCCCAGAGCCATGAGTTTTGCGAGAGCGTCCGGCCCTTCGTCTCCCGGGCCACCGTCACCCGCACCCGCTTGCCGGCCAGGCTGCGGAGGTAGCCGTGCCAGGCGCCCGGATCATCGAACAGGAGCACGCCTGTCTCGCCAGCCTTCGCGCCGAACGCGGGCCGGACGGTCATGGCGCTACCGGCATCCGCATACCGTCCTCGTTGACAGGATAGCCGTCTCCGGGGTACGCCTCAGCGTTTCGTTCCCTGTCCTGAAAGTTCAGGAGGCCACTCTCGACTCTCTGAGCCCCACAGGCGCAACTCTTCACGCTTCGGAATTCCCTCTCTGGCCGCAGCGACCACGCCAGCGTGGCGAAGCCGGTGGGCTCGAACGCCTCTATCTTGTCGAAGACGTGAAGCCCGAGCCAGCATCGTATCTTCTGAGCCCAAACACCACGAAAAGCGCACGAGTGCTCATGCTTGGGGCAGACCCAGGTTCCGCAGGACGGGCAGCGGAAGAACGACCAGCGACTGCAACCTGGGGCGGCACACAGCGGCATGATCGACTCCATGGTCACCCCGCCCTCACCGAGAGCGACTCCTCCTCGTAGATCGCGACGCCAGGAATCTCCCGCACGCCGTCCTTCTTGCAGACGACCTCCCGGATGAGCTTCTCGTTCACAACAAGGTACTCCCGCGGGACGAGCTCCGGCTTCATCACCTTGAAGTTCCATCCCGTCCGCGTCGACGAGCTCCCCGAGTCCGTCCGCAAGCCGCGAGGCGCAGGCCCCGGGAGCACCGACACCGAGGCCACCATCTGCTCAACCGAGGCCGCCTCCGCTTCCGCCAGCGCCTTCGCCCGCGTCTTCTCCGACGTCGCGGCATCGGCCCGCGCCTGAGCTGCCGCCTCCCGCTGGGCCGCCTCGACCTCGCGCCTCTGCGCTTCCTCTTGCATCCGACGGCGCTGGGCCTGCTCGTGTTGCTTCCACGCCAGGACGAGCCGCTTGGCCCCGCTCTCGAATGCGCCGAGCGCGTCGGTGAGCGGCCGGAAGATCGAGTTGATCTCCTTCACCTGGGCGTTGAGCGGGCCGACCGCGCCCTTCCGCGCACCGTCGAGGCCCTTCGCTGCGGCCTTGCCCCGGGCCAGCAACTCCGACAGCTGCGTGTACTCCTCCTGGCTCTTGAGGGGCGCCGACGTGGCCGAGGCCGTGATGCTGTGGACCTCGCCCGTGTAGACCTCGAGCGCCTTGCACTGGCGCTCGCTCAGGAGCATGGCCGCTTCCTCTGGGACCGTCGTTGGCGTCGTCATTCGCACTCCTTCATTTCCTTGTAGCTCGCAATCATCGCCGCCACGTCACCCGTACTCTGGGCCGCTTCTGCGCGAACGACAACTCCCTCGAGCACCGCAAGG